AACTTTTGTAGAGTTATATTCTAATGGTTGTCCGTTAGAAGACTTTAAGACATCAATGTTACCAATATTATCAGACAAAGAAAAAGAGAAGCTACCAAATGTCCCAGAAAAAGGTGACTTTGATATTCAACAAGTTTTGAAGAGCGAATTTTTCTTTGCGTAAATCAATCCACTAAGGGGTTAATAGTACCCCTATTAGAACTAACGGAGTAAACTATGAAGGAAGTTCAAATGCCTTTAGACGAAGGCGTAGCCTTAATTGAAAAAGGCTATTTAGATGAAGAAACAGTAAATGAGGAAATAGAAGATGAAGAATAAATACACAAAGATTGTTACACCAAAAGGCGTGGCTCAATATCCATGGCTTAGTTCACCAGACACAAAGTTTAGTGAAATAGGTGAGTATAAAACAAATCTTATTCTTAATAAAAAAGACGCTCAAGACATTATCAAGATGATTGATACTGCTAGAGAAGAAAGTATGAAACTTGCTGCTGAGAAATCAAATGGCAAGAAAATAAAACAAGCTGACGCACCTTACTTTGATGAAGTTGATGATGACGGAAAGCCAACTGGCAATGTTATTTTCAAATTTAAATGTAAAGCAAAGGTTACTACTAAAAGTGGTGAAAGTTTTGAAAACAAACCAACACTCTTTGACGCAAAAGGTAAACCAATGCTTAACATAAATGTATGGGGTGGTTCAGAAATAAAAGTTAGTGCTGAACTTATTCCGTATTTCACCAGTATGGTGGGGGCAGGAGTCAGCATGAGACTTAGAGCTGCACAAGTAATTAAATTAATTGAAGGTGGCTCAAATTCTTCTGGCTACGGTTTTAAAGAAGAAGAAGGATATGAACACTCAGAGACGAAAACAACTGAGGAGTTTGAGGATGATACTAAGACCGAGGTACAAGAAGATAAAGACGACTTCTAAATATAGAAGTGGTTTAGAAGAACAGATTGCTCGACAATTAAAATTGAAAAATATTAAATTCGAGTATGAAACAACGACTTTAAAATATACGAAACCTGAAAAAGTACATAGGTATACGCCAGACTTTATATTAATAAAGAAAAGTGGTGAGCCTATGTACATTGAGGGCAAAGGTAGGTTTTTAACAGTGGATAAGCAAAAATCATTGTTAGTCAAAAACCAATACCCTAATCTAGATTTACGATTTGTATTTTCAAATTCAAAAACTAGAATTTCTAAAAAATCCAAAACAACATACGCAATGTGGTGTGAGAAGCATGGTTTTAAATATGCTGACGGCTACATACCAAAAGAGTGGATTAAAGAATTAAATTAGGGTATACCTCCCGTAGGGTAGTTTTCATATGCTACCTTTTGTAGTGACCCCTGAGATAACATCAAAGGGGTCTTTCTTTTCAGACCAAATATTTTGGGTCAAAAAAATTTACAGGAAAAATTAAAATGGAAAAAAGTGATTTTATGTATCACGCCCCATGTTCTGAATGTCAGAGCAAAGATAATGTGGCTGTGTACTCAGACGGACACGGACATTGTTTCGGATGTGGTCATTACTATCACACTTACGAACAAACAGAGGAAACGAAATTGGAAACTGAATTAATACAAGGTGAACATAAACCTTTAAACAAACGACATATAAATTTGGAAACAACAACCAAGTTTAATTATCAGATTGGTAAACACAATGGTAAGACAGTTCAAATTGCAAACTACTATGACAAACATAATAAATTAGTTGCACAGAAACTACGTTATCCAGACAAATCGTTTCAATGGTTAGGTGATAGCAAACAAGCTTTATTGTTTGGACAAAATTTATGGCGTGACACAAATAAAAAAATAGTAATTTTAGAAGGTGAACTAGACGCACTGTCTATGTCGCAAGTACAAAATAATAAATGGGCTTGTGTTTCAGTTAAAACTGGAAGCCAAGGCGCAAAGAAAGACTTACAACAACAAATAGAATGGCTCGAACAAGCAGAAGAAATTATTCTTATGTTTGATAATGATGAACCAGGTAAACTGGCAGCTCAAGAGTGTTCTAAATTATTTACTCCTGGAAAATGTAAGATTGCAACTCTCCCAAGGAAAGACGCTAACGAAATGTTGGTCCAGGGGGAGACTGCAAAACTTATTGACTGTATGTGGAGTGCAAAAACTTACAGACCAGATGGAATTATATCTGGTACAGAAATTTTTGAGTTGTTATCTAAAGAAGATAAGACAGAAACAATTCCATATCCTTTTGATTGTTTAAATACAAAAACATTAGGGATGAGAAGAGGTGAACTTATAACTGTAACCAGTGGTACTGGACAAGGTAAGTCACAGCTTTGTCGTCAAATTGCTCACCACCTTATAAAAAGTGGAGAGTGTGTTGGCTACATTGCATTAGAAGAAAGTGTAAAGAGAACTGCATTAGGAATAATGGGTATCGATTTACAAAAACCATTACACTTAAACAAAGACGGAGTAAGCAAAGATGAATTTAGAAATAGTTTTACTTCAACAGTTGGTAGTGGCTTATTGTATCTTTTTGACCATTTTGGCAGTACCGAAAGTGATAACTTACTTTCTAAAATTAGATACCTTGCAAAAGGCTTGGGTGTTAAGTGGGTTATACTTGACCACCTGTCTATTGTTATTAGTGGTCTAGAAAGTTATGACGAAAGAAAATTAATTGATGTCACAATGACTAAGCTTAGAAGTTTAGTTGAAGCAACTGGCATTGGTTTAATTTTAGTTAGTCATTTAAGAAGACCAGAAGGTAACAAAGGTTACGAAGACGGAATACAAACATCATTAAATTCTTTACGTGGTAGTCATGCAATATCTCAATTGAGTGACAGCGTGATTGCGTTGGAGAGAAATCAGAATGATGATGAGAATAAAAACTACACAACAGTACGTGTGTTGAAGAACAGACACACTGGTGACACTGGCAAATGTGGAACATTATATTTTGATAATGACACAGCTTGTCTTGTGGAAATTAAGGAGGGACATGAAAGAGATTTCTAAAGTGAAAAGAGTCAAGGGTTGGAATATTACTCAAGAAGTTAAAGACGCTATAGAACTTGTTAGAAAAAATCCAACAAAAATGGCTACCATTCAAGTCCCTAACACAATGGTCTATCTTGCAGCAGAAATGTTATTGAACGAGTTATCAATGTTTGATGAAGCTGCGTGTAGAGTAACAGTTGAGAAGGCAACAGTACATTAATGAAATTACCAACGATACATAAAAAAATATTGAACGCACCTTTTGTTCATGTGTATTGGAAAGATATAAATTCTAATAGCGCATGGTTAAATTTAAAGGACGCAAGAAATAGTAAAGTAACAATTTGTATTACATCTGGTTGGCTTATTAAAGCAGACAAGGATGTACATATAATTGCAGGTGACGTTAACTTTGAAGATAACGGCACGTTAGGAGATGTAGGTAACATAACGACAATGCCTACTGTCAATGTATTAAAAATAAGGAAAATAAAAACATGAGTAAATATTGTTTTGATATAGAAACAGACAATCTATTAGAAGATTGTACCAAGATACATTGCATAGTTTTAAAAGACATAGACACTAATGAAGTCTTAACTTTATCTAATGATACAGCCATAGACAAACTTAGTAATGCAGAACTTATTATCGGACATAATATAATTAAGTTTGATATTCCTGTTCTAGAAAAAATTTATAATTTTAAAACTAAAGCAAAAGTATTTGATACTTTGGTTGCTACACGGTTGATTTGGTCTGACTTAATGGAGTCGGATATGAAGCGTGTACACTCAAAAGATTTCCCAAGAAAATTAGTCAACAAGCACAGTTTAAAAGCATGGGGTGTTAGACTAGGGAATTACAAACAAGAGTTTGAAACAGATTGGAAAGAATTTTCTAATGAAATGTTAGAGTATTGTGTACAAGACGTAGAAGTCACACACAATCTTTACCAAAAAATTTTAGAAAAAAAATATTCTGAACAATCTTTAGAATTAGAACACGCTGTAGCAACATTGATTGCAAAGCAAGAAAGATATGGAGTTTTGTTTGACAAAGAAAAAGCTACAAAACTTTATGCAAACTTGTCGGAACAAAGAGACAAGATTAAAAGAGAAATGGAAGAAACTTTTAAACCTAAAGTTATTAAAAGAGTTTCTGAAAAGACCGGTAAACCATTAAAAGATAAAGTCGTAGAGTTTAATCCTTCTAGCAGAATGCACATCGCAGAAAGATTAATTGAAAAATATAATTGGAAACCAAAAGACTTTACTCCAGATGGTAAACCAAAAGTAGATGATACTGTTCTTAATAGTTTAGATTATCCAGAAGCAAAACTGTTAGCAAAATATTTTCTTTTAGAAAAAAGAATAGGAATGTTAGCAGAAGGTAATCAAGCGTATTTAAAATTAGAACGTAACGGAAGATTACATGGTACTGTAAATACTAATAATGCTGTAACTGGCAGAGCAACAGCAATGAAACCTAATCTACAACAAGTACCCTCTGTCAGTGTACCTTATGGAAAAGAATTTAGAGAATTATTTACTGTTCCAAAAGGTAAAGTATTAATAGGAATAGATGTAAGTGGACTTGAGCTTAGATTGCTTGGTCATTACATTGCAAAATTTGATGGTGGTGCATACGCTGACATTGTAGTCAACGGTGATATACACACTACTAATCAACACAATGCAGGTTTAGAAACTAGAGACCAAAGTAAAAGATTTTTATACGCTTGGCTTTATGGCGCAGGTGTAGGAAAGATTGCAGAGGTAACTGGTAAGACTAATAAAGAAGCTGCAAAAGTTAAGAAGCGTTTCTTAGATAGACTACCTGCTTTAAATAAACTTATCAAACAAGTACAACTTTCTGCTGAACGTGGTTACTTAGTAGGTCTAGACAAAAGACATATTAAAGTAAGAAATACTTTCAGTGCATTAAATACTTTGTTGCAAGGCGCAGGCGCAGCCGTTTGTAAACAATGGTTAGTTGAGTTTGACAAAGCTGTTAAAAACTTTTCTGGTGTTCAACAAGTATTGTGGGTACACGATGAAATTCAAGTTGAATGTAATAGAGAAGACGCAACAGAGATAGGATTGTTAGCTGTCGAATGTATTAAACGAACTGGCAAACATTTCCAAT